TTTTTGAATTCTTCGGTGATTTGCTTTTTGAGTTTATCTGACGTTTCGACGTCATCCATGTTAATTTCTACTGGAAATCCTTCTTCCGACCCAGTAATTGCTTCATTCACAATATCTTCAATAGCGGCATCAACTTCGGGATGCATAGCCATTCCACGATATTTTTGAATGAGCTGGAAACTATCTTTTGTCTTATCGCCGTCAATATCCAAATATTGACCATAGTGAGTTCCGGACGCTGTAATATAGCCAGTGCCGTCAGTGTCCAATGGAGGAACAACTGATTTAAGATTTTTCTCTTCTTGTTCGGAACTTTTTGATCTCTTGATTTCAAAACCAAAGATCTTAAATGTATTTTCGGCCATTCACGATATCCTACAGTTAAGAGGCTGGAATAATCCCCAGCCTCTTTCTATTTAGTCAACGTCTTAGGACGTTGTATCTGATTCCCAGTATTGTACTTGGAATTCGACTGTGAATCTTTCGATTTCATCAGTACTTGCATAATTAAGATCGATAGGTGACACCGATGTAGGGAAACAACCTCTGAAGTTGTATCTCTTAAGAACTGATCCATCGCGATCAAGTTGCTCTACTACAAGGTCAGCCTGATAATCAACAGGTGATGTAAGACCGGTGTTCGTCTGGTGAGCGTTAATACCGTTCATCCAACGTTCCATTGATCTACGTACCTTCATATCGGTATCATTGATGATTGTAGGTGCCCAGACATCGAACGTTCTGTCACCTGCAATCTTAAGTTGTCTTCCTCTAAAGGGAACCACAATGGTTCCCATGATAGATCCTGGCAGCTGAGCTGCTTCGCAGAGAAATGAGGTAAGTTCTACATCACCATCAGCATAACCTGGAAAGTTGATGATAGCTTGAAAGAGGTTAGGACGAGCACCGCCGCCTCTCAGCTTTGATTTAAAATCATCTACGCCTAAGATAGCCATTTGTGTCTCCTATTAAACCGTACCAACAACTTCCTCAAACTCGACACCAGTTCTCACAGCTACGAAGTTAAGTGTTACGTAGTTGATCGAACGTGCAGGCTTGATGGAGATGCTACATACAAATTCGTTTCTATCTATTACGGCCGCAGTGTTATTTGTTTCGTCACATACAACTCTAAAGTCTGTGATACCACGACGACCTTGAATTTCTCTCAAGAAAGGTTCAACGATATTCACAAAATCAGCACGAGTAAACTCGTCGTTGAATTCGAACATGACGTTACGAGCAGCGATCGCAATTGCTCTCTCGATAGCAAGGAACAATCTCCGTACGTTGATACGATCGAATGCAGATGGTCGACCTAGCATTGTCTTATCACCGAAGAGAAGAACACCTTGACCAGGAATATTGGCGATCGGATTAACGCCGGCCTTGTAAAGAGTGTCACGTTGTGATTTTGTAGGTGAGTATGCCAAGGAAGTAATTCCGAGATACTGACCACGTCTTGGACCTGCAGGCGAGAAGAAAGGACCTGCTACACGATCTGTGTTAGCCATGATACCTGCTGTTGAAGATGCAGCTGGAATCTTGATATATTGATCGTTGTACTTATCGTAAACTTTCAGGTAATTGTTATCAACTACTAAGTATGATGACTTAGTGAACGTGTTAGCTGTTGTTACTGTATCTGTAACTTCGCTACCGCTGTTATTTACAATATCTGTTCTCGCTGGAGATGTAACAGCTATACAATCTTTACGAGTTGTCTGTGCGATTGTTACAAGATCATTGACCACTGTAGTTTGATTAGCTCTACTGCTCATGCCTGGCGCAATAAGCATGTCGACTTCAATAGTGTCAACATCCTCGAAGAGATCAAATCCAGTTGCAAAATCACTAGTGCCGAGAGCACCAGAGTTTACACCATTGACAAGTGAAATATTCTTGACACCACTAAATGAATAGTCATCTCCGGAGTCCGCTTCAGAACCAGCGATTGCTGAGAAGGCTGTAGCTGAATCACCAAAACCAGCCATCCATACATAATTTGAACTGTTATTGATTCTATCGACGATATAGTTTGATGTTCCGTCTGCGCTTACAGCGCCTTTTGCCAGTGATACAAATGGGAATGTTTCAAGAACTTCACCGAGTGTTCCTGTAAACTTTCCATCCTGATCAACGACAACTAAATGTACTTCATCGTTTGTAGCGCTGCGAGCAGATGCATAAGAAGATGTTCCTGGTTCTGCATCAAAACTATTTTCGTATGTCCAACCATCAAATGCGCTGTCGTTAACATATGAAATAAGTAATGAGTTGCCAAGTTCTCCAGGCCACTTAGCAATGAAGGTATGATTATCTGAATCTCGCGCAGCTTGCTGATCGTCCCAGTTATCTCTATTCTTGACCGTTGCAGTCGCGTTTGCTCGACTGTCGTATGAGTTTTTTGCAGAATCATCAATTGCGCGTACGAGCTGAAGTGAAGATGCATATCTTAGAAAGTATGCCGCTGAGTGAAAGTCTATTGTATTTGCTGAGTCTGGTGCACCGAACTGTTCAACAAGATTTGCTTCATTCGGAACCAGTGTTGCTTCTTCTACCGGGCCCCAATTGAAGTTACCGACAAAAGCGCCGGTCGATGTTTGAACGTTTGGTACTACACCAGTGAGGTCAATCTCTCTTACTGTAATAGCAGGAGATTGTGATGGTGTAAAAAGTGCCATAACTTTTTCCTTTTGAATGAATGATAAGGGAACATGATACGGTAGGTGTTCAACTACTAGTATTTATAAAAAATCAAAAATCAGTTTCGTACTCGATAGACCACTCTCGTGACTCTAGGTTTTCTTGATTTTCGATCTGCTTTATCCTCTCGCTTCCATCATCAATGAATCCGAATATCGGTACATCATTTTCGATCTCTCTGATTTTTTCGTCGTATAGCATCTTCTTAATACTAATATCGGTGAGATCTCTAAACATTTCTGTAGATACGAAATATCCGAACATTACGAGATTCATAATAAGATCGTCATGATTTCCATCCGAGGCTGAGTAGGATTGACCTTTTGACACAAAGGTAGTGCATTCCGATATCGTATTTTCATCGTAAACACTTAACTTATCGTTTTCGAGAATATCTTTGATTGCTGAGCACCCTATTCTCTTCACCTTTCGATTCATTTCGATTCCAAGAGAATCGGCCTTTATCGAGGATGTTGTATGAAGATTCTCATATTCAAAATCATAGTACAAGGCGTTTGTAACAACTCCACCTTGATCGTTTGCCTCTACTATGACATATGCATTATTGAATATCGTTGCATATTTATATATTATTGTGGGAAACAAAATAGGCGATATAGTATTACATCTGTACGTACACACCTGCTCGAAAGGTTCTTCTGATATATCTATGACTGTGAACGTAGAATAATCCTGTCCTCTCCCTTTAGCTACATCAACACACATGACATATTCATGAGATTTATTAGGTTCAACAAATATTTTAAGCTGGTGGTCCTCAAGTTTTCTTTTTGGTTCTCTCGCTCTGAGAGCCATCAGAGTTTCCGCCGATATCAGTGTGTCCCCAGACCCGAAGAAAGTGTTCCCAAACTCCTGGTCGAACTGCACCTTCGACGTGTTCGCTATCGTCTGTTCTTTCCATTGTTCATCTCTCCCAGGTACATCCCACCAGTCAATACGAAAAGGTCTGAACTCGTTGATCCCTTGTGTAGCACCTTCCCATATCTTATAGAACATATTACCGATGCCATTTGCGGTGGATGTGATAATAACTTTTGTGTCCTTACCTGCCGACACAACAGGATAAGTTGATGTGTAAAACTCAGAAGCGCGTTCAACAAATGCAAACTCGTCGAGATATAGAAGGCTGACTGAAAGACCACGAATAGATGATCCGGACGTTGCCGATGCTATAATTCTCGAGTTATTTGAAAACTCTATGCTTCCTTTATTGAGCGCCTTGCAGCCGGGCTGTAGAAAGAATGGAATATTTTCAAGCATGAGAGTAATACGAGAAAGCATTTCTCGAGCAGTAGCTCCTTTGTTTGCGAGAACTGCAATGGTTTTTTCGGACTTAAAGAGTGCGTACCATAGAAGATAGGCACAAACTGACATTGATTTACCGGACTGTCGACACGCAAGAACAATATTGAATCGATTATCTTCAAAATGTTCGAACATGCTTTCTTGATAATCATAGAGTTTGAATGGTACAAGCCCTTTGTCGAGAGATATGATTTTACAATACTTTTTTACAAAATAGACTGGATTGCTCATACATTTCGCGTACTCGTTAACGAGCTCTTGAGTCCACTCTTGAGCCACGCCGTCTCTTTTCACATTAGGGTTGCCGAGATAATTTTCAGTCTGTATCATTCAATATCTCTGGAGTTACGTCTATTGATGTTTCTTCAACTTGTTTTTGAAGCATCTTTTGTAAGTCAGATGTAGATCCAACAAATATGTTGTTTTGAGTTAACTTATTATTCGAATCTTTATTTGTGTCAGTAAGCAAAAGATCACGTTTCTTTTTCTGCATATCTACGAGTTTATCATTCACATCGGATATGCTCTTGATCATATTTGATAGAACTTCAAACGCTCGAGGATGTTCACTCTCTCGCGCAACTTCTATCATTAATTCAAGAGACTCCTTTCCTTTTTCTACTAACTCATAGTAAGTTTGTCGAGAGTATTCAAAGTCATCCTTTGCATTTTTTTTATCATAATCATCATTCATGCACTGTCCACAATACTCGTTATCGTCGTCGTAAATCCAAAATCACTGTCCGGATTGGCATCAAGAGGGTTGGGTAGAACTTTGATGGTTGAGACTTTAGTTCCATTTGTATCTCCTGCTGAATCCATGAGAAATTGATTAACCGTGACGTCACGAATAATGTCTCCATCATTGATTGGTCCGTAAAAGTTAGCATGCATATCAAAATCAAGTGAATAGATTATCGCTCTTCGATCTTCGACTTGACCTTCAAAGTTATCTTGATATGTCATGCCATTGAATATGATAGGAACATCTTCTGTAAAGGATGAAATTTCGCTAAAAGGTTTTATAGACAATGTATATTGAGGGTTGAAGAAAGGAAGAATTTGCTCTACGATTTGAAGTGCATCGTCTTGTTGTTTTGCATATATATTAAGTTGAAATGATATGACAAACGGCGCCTGCTGCTTTATCTGCGTACGCTGTGTATTGAGCGTAGAAGATTTACTCGCAGTAAGAGCGGTAGACTTAGTCAACTGTCTTTGTGCATCATATGTGTATGATATAATTTCAAATGACATACGCGGAAGTTTTACAGCGACTTTAGTATCAAGATCAAGATCCGTCTGTTCACGAATTCTATCGAGAAATTTATCACGCGGAGCGTAAGATAGTGGTACCCTTACCTGACTGATAACGTTTCCATCACTGTTTTTACGAATGACATAGAGATCATTGAAGAGCGAACCGAATATAGCCACACTCTTACGAATTCTTTCATGGTAAAAATACGTAAACATTACTGAGGATCTCCGAATGGATTGGTTTCACTGAAATCTAAGAATCCAAGATCATCACTTGTTGTGTCGAAATCATCATTTGAGAT